CTTACCTCTAGGACACAGTTTAGTCATTATCTTTTTCTCGCTGTTTGGGCGGCTCTTCGAAAGTTAGCTGCAGTGGGAGCACCCTTTGCACCTTTCTTTCTCATTTTACCTCCACGTTTACGTTTGGCGTGAATGTTTGCGTACAAACCTTTTCCAGCCATTATTTTTTCCTCTTCTTAGCAAGTCCACCTTTTTTCATAAAGCCCATTTTATTTCGAACAGCTTTAGGAAGTCTACGTAGACCTTTTCCTTTTTTTCCTGCAGGTACTGGTTTCATTATTTTCTCCTGTTTTTTTTACTTATGCCAGCTTCAGAAAGAGCGATAGCAATCGCTTGCTTTCTGTTTTTGACTTTTTTCTTAGAACCGCCAATGTTGAGTTTACCTTTTTTAAACTCACGCATGACCTTTCTAACTTTTTTTTGGCCTTTCATTATCTGTTTATCTTACCAGATTTTTTAGCCTTGCTTCCGAATCTTCCATAAGACTCATCTCTAGAAGCTTTTAATTGCTTCTTAGTTCTTTTCTTACGAATTCTCATAGCGATAGATTCGTCTTTTCTATCTTTGTAGCCTTGTTTCTTTTTACCAACACGACCACCTTTTTTCATCATAGGTCCACCTTTCATACCCATATCATCTGGATAATAACCTGACTTCATGTCTCTTCTTCTAGTAGACATTCCGCCACCCATTTTTTTTACTCTGCCACCAACTTTCATTCCTCTTTGGTTAGCGACTTGTTTGTTAAATCTTGGATTTGCCATTATTTTTTTCCTCCATTCCTAAAGATTTGTGTGCCCTTTATACCATAAATGCTCGCCACGACAAGGATCCACAAGTTTGTAAACCATGACGGCAATGACGAGAAGTATTCGAAGAACAATTTAACCTTGTCCATCGCAGTCGGGTCGTCACTCACAACTGCCCACGCGAGCACCGCTATGGGCGCCGAGAGAATTAATAAAACTGCCTCGTCCTTCCAATCTGACTGACGGGCTTCTAAAAGTTTTCCCTGATAAGCTTCTTGACCTTGGGCCATCTTAGTTGCGTGCATAAGCTGCGCTTCTGACATAGCCATTTTCGTCTTCTGCTTGTTAGCATAAATTTTACTTCCTGCAGAGACGGCTAATTTAATTGCCGATAACCACATGATTTAGTACCAAGTTGCTTTTACAGGTTTCTTATCTGGTCTCATACGCTTTGTGCCTCTTACATCAACTGTTTGTGATGTAAATGGATCAGTCATTTCAACTGGAATCCCACCTTGTTGCTCGCCTTTTGCGTTAGCACCAAGTTCTGGCACAACTTTTACGTTGTCTCGACCGTTTTTTCTGTTTTTAACCATAGTTAACTCCTTAAGTTATGATTTATACCTTTTTCTTCGGAAAGTTTCTACCGAAATCGTGAATTTTACTTGCATCAGCCATTTGTTGTTTTGCTAAAGACACACCAGCACGCAATCCAGCTAATTCTTCGTTCTGTTGAAGTTTTGCATCTTGATTTTGTTGGTTCATTAGAGCTCTCATCATGTCTAAATCTAATCTTGCCTCTGCATTTTCGTTTTTCTCTTGATCTGCTCTTGCTTTTAGGTCTAATTCTCTAGATTTTAATTTTAATAACGGATCTCCACCTGCATCACCAGTGATTTTGTCCTCTTCTTTTGCATAATCAATCATCATTTCAGCAATTAACTTAGCTTTTCGTGATTCTATCTGTGAAGTTATCTGTTGAATACGTTGTGCACCCTGCATTGCAACAGGATTTTGTTGCATCATCATAGGATTTTGCATCATTGGTCCTAATTGTTGTTGTAACGTTTGCATTTCTTGCATTTCTTCTACAAATTCTAACTGAATTTGTTCTTGTGCCATGAAAGAAATGTGCTCAAGTATGTTTTTTTGTAACGCCATCATTGCCATTGGATTATTTTGCACCATTGCAATAGACATAAAACTTAAATGTGCATCAATGTGAGCTTTGTGGTCTTGACCAGGAAAAGCTTGAAAAGGTTTTCCATTGATTGCCATAATATTTTCTAACGCCGGGTCCATTGGTTGTGGTGGAGCAGGCGGTGGTAAAATAGAATTTACGTTTTTTACACCTAATGCATCATACATTGATCTGTAAGCTTGATATAAATTATGAATTTTAGGATTAGATTGCGCTAATTGTAATTGACTTTGTGCCATACTAATTCTTTGTGTTTGTGAAAATATATTTGGATCTGCAACAGGTAGAATATCTACTCTGTCATCAAAGTCTTGTACTTTAATTTCACGTCTAGCACCCGGTACATCGTAAGGATATACTGGTGGTAAATAAGTTTTAAATACTTCTGCTAATAATTTAAATTCTTGTTTTAATCCTACATATAATCTTTTGTGTATTGCTGACATTACCCGCGATCCACGTTCCAATAGCGCCACTGTAGTACCCACTGCAGCCTGTTGGTTCATATCGCCAACTTGCATATCAGCGATGGCCGCGAAACGTTGACCTGCGTTTACAACTATACCCATTAATTGTAATAAAGTTGCATCAGGTCCTTTAAAAGGTAAAGGCATAAACTGATCTTTGATGTTTCCACCAGGGGCATCTACATCTCTAAACTCTCCAGGTTGTAAAGGTTGTGCATCATCTCTAACTCTAATACCTCTAGATTTAAATCCAGATGGTAAGTTAGCTAAAGTTCCGGCATCCAATAATTGTCTAAGAGCTGCAGTTGCAGTTCTTGTTAATCCACCAATCATGTGAATTAAACCAAAACCATAAAATCCTGTGCCAGGTAAAAATTTAAATTGCACAAAGTAATTTGTTTTTCTTTTTAATGGATCATCTGGTTTGTAATTTCTTCTAATTGACAAAACTGTGCTGCCTGCTTGTGCAACAGTTATAACGTAAGGTAGTTTAATTCCTGTCGGTTCACCATCACCACCCATATCTTCATAACCTTCTAGATCTAAGTTAGTGTGTATTTCATATAAAGTGTATTGATCTTCTTGACCATCTTTAGCAATTCCTTCTAATTCTAATTTTTTATCTTGTAATTGATTTGTTGTTACAGGAGGTGTTCCTAATTCTACATCTCTGTAAAAACCAGACACCTGTTGTTTTCTTAATTCGTTTTCAGATATTTTAATTACATGAATTATAGACTCTGCATCTTCTAAACTATTTGCAGAGTATGGAACAATTAAATCTTCTGCTGGTACAAATTTAGACACGGCTCTACCTAAGAGGGAGTCGTAATATACTTTTTTAAAGGTAGAGCCGCTAAGAGGGAGATAAAAAAGCATCTGATCAAACTCAGGCTCGTATTCCTTCATTTGATCCATGATTTGGTAATTCATAAAATCTTTAACACGCTTTGCTTGTTCTTCACGTGGAACATCAGCTGTTCCCATTATTTGAGTTCGTACTGGTCCATCAGCTGGGAGTAACTCTTTATAAGCTTGCGCTTGAAATTGCGTAACTGCTTCCGCAAGAACAGGGTGATTGACACCAGAAGCGTTTCTAAAAGGTTCCGTTCGTCTTTCATATTTAAATCCTAAAAGTTCTAATCCGTTTCTATAAGTTTCTTCCCAATCACCTCGAGACTCTTTGTACTCGTTGTATTGGTCAACCATTTTAGCACCAAGTGGTTCTAAAACATCTTCACCTAAAAAATCTGCAAGGTTTTCATAATGGTCTTGACCACCTTCGTCTGCAACTGCTCTTGGATCAAAAGCAATTTCAGCACCACCTTCTTCATCCATGGTAACTTCAATGTTACCTTGTTGATTTTTCTTTTCGATAATCTCATCTCGTTCTTGAATTAATTCTTCTTGTTTTGGAACTTTAACAACTGTTTCGGTAATATTTGTATTTGGAAGTGGTTTGTCTATTGTAGCCATCTATTAGGTTCCCTCTTTATTAAATAGTTTGTAGATGAATCCCTCTCCATCTTTGTATTTTTCATACTGATCATATGCAGTCATAGCCGTACTTATTGCAAGTCCCGGTAAACCTGCGAACCTACTTATACCTCTAATTGTAGCAGGATTCAATCCTAATCTCAATACCTTCTTCAAACCATCACCTTCTGCAATACCTGCAGCTTTTGTTAGAGGTTCCATAGTTGCAAGACCTAACCAGTTTAATGGGTTGCTTGCAATCTCTGCTGTACCTTTGCCTTGTTTTACTTGTTGACCTATAAAGTATGAGTCTATTAACGCTGTAGGTAATGGAGCTCCAACAGCTGCCATAGTTCTACCTACGTTAGCTAAAACACTTTTGTTAGTTGCAGGTTTTAATGGTGTCTCTCCTGCTTTTACTTCTATTGGGTTTTCTGCAATGTATTTTTTAATATCAGCTTGTGATGCAATATCTTCGTTTGGAGTTACAAATGCACCGATGTCATTATTCCATCTTATGTTTGTTTCTTTAAACATATCTCGTCTAATAGCATCATCGGGTCTTGGTAATTCGGATGCTTTTATAACTTGACCTGTTGATAATAATTTTGCAATTCTTTCAGGATTTTTATTTGCTACTTTTAAAAAACAACCATCTGCACAGTTAACTCTTTTTTCCATTGCTTTTCTAAAAGCAGAACCATCTGGTTCATTTGCATAAATGGTTTTAATATTTTCTAAATTATTTTTTGCTACATCTTTTGATAGGTTCATATTTTCCATGAATATGCCACCTTTTTTAATTGCTTCTACATCTTCTATTTTAATTGTTCCATCCGCTATTTGTTTTGCCCAGTTCGGTTTTAATTTATTATCAACCGTAAAATATTTTCTTAATTCTTTATTTATTTCCACCTCTGTCATTCCTGGATAATCATCAAAAGGATCTATGGTTTGTAAACTTTTACCAGGTAACCTAAATTCTTTACCGTCACTTAATTTAACAACTTTATAACCATCTGATTGTGCCGCATATTGAATTAATTTATCATCTTCTGCTGCAAGTAATTTTTGTTTTTTAGTAATAGATTTATTGCTGTTTTTAATATCAGTTATTTTTTCTTCTGCTTTTCTAATTTTAAAATCTAAATCTGTGAATCTAGTTTTAGCAACATCACCAGCTTCTCCAGCCATCATTTGATTAATTATAGCTGGGGTTCTTATAACTTTGTCTCCAGTAATTAATTGTGTGCCTTTAATATTTCCTGCGTGTCCTTTATGAATTTGAGGATCCCCTTTAAACACACCACCTTCTGGTATTCCTCCTTTTGCTGCAATATCAGATTGTCTTATTTTTTTATCTAGATATCTTTTCTTTTTTCTTTCGTCTAAAGTTTTAAGATCAGGTGGAGGATTTTTTATTGGATTTGTTTTTCTATAATCTTTTACAGCAGCAACAGCGTCTGCTTTAGATCCAAATTCAGTAGATAAAACTGTTTTGTTTCCAACTTGAATACTAGCTCTGTATAAATCTTTTGTTACTCCTGTTGGTTTGTAAGTGCTTGGAACATTTTTACTACCTATTACTTCCTTAAATTTTTGTTTTATAACATTATTTGTTTTTGTTGGACTCCCAACTTTGACTAAAAATTTATCTGCTTTAGCTGGTGTTGGTGGTTTAAGTTTTGCTGTTTTTGTATCTGCAATTAATTTGCTTCTTTTAGTTAAAGCATTATTAGCTGCTGTTTCCGATTTATAAAATTTAGTCCCACTATAATCTTTTAAATAATCAGGCTGATCTTTTCTAAAAATAATTTTAAATTTAGAACCAGGAGGTGCCCCATACTGACTAAAGTCTCTAGCTGTTACTGGTAAAATTACGTTTCTGTCAGTCACTATCTTCTCCTAGTGAACATTGTAGCGAGGCCGCCT